ACCCGAACGTCAGCGGGCGAGGTTCCTCCGTGGTGAATGGCTCGACCGTCGGGCAGGAGCATTATGGACTCGCGAGATGATTGATGTGAACCGGCGCCCGAACCATCCTCCATTCGTCCGTGTGGCTGTGGGAGTTGACCCGGCGGTTACCAGCAATGAGAAGAGTGATGAAACGGGTATCATCGTTGCGGGGCTTGCTCAGGACGGAGAGTATTATATCGTCAACGACCGGTCATTAGTCGGGACCCCATCCGAATGGGCTCTGGAAGTCGTTGCCGCATACCAGTATCATATGGCAGATATCATTGTCGGAGAAGTGAACCAGGGTGGGGATCTGGTTGAGACCAACATCAAGAACGTTGACAGGAACGTGAACTATCTTGGCGTCCGGGCCACACGTGGAAAGCTCCTGCGGGCTGAACCCATAGCTGGGTTGTATGAAATGGGCAAGGTGCATCACGTTGACTACCTGCCAGAACTTGAGGACCAGATGATAAGTTGGGCTCCTGGAGACAAATCCCCTGACCGCATGGACGGGTTAGTTTATGCCATATACGCGCTAATGGATGAAGAGATATCAGGCATCCAGCCTAACCACCCGTGTTCAACCGGTCATAACCGGTTACACCCGTCCTTGGCCCCCCAGATTAGTTTCACCCGTAAAAACCGTCCTCCGTCGTTCGGGGGAGGAAGAAGATAAATCATGCCGCCTACCACACTACAAAATCCAGCATCCGATGGGTCAACTACCCAAACAGGATATACCTTCGTATCGAATGGGATGACTCCCTATAACTACCGGGGGACAACAGCGAAAACACTGCTTGAAATCTCAGAAAATCTGTATGTTGCAGGGCCTATCCAGCAGACAACCAATCTTGTCTTATCAGGAGAGGTCACCACTACCATCTATGATGAGAATGGTGACGAGGTCGAGGAGACAACAAAGCGGGTCAATGCCATGTTCGAGAAACCCAAATGTTCACTGAGTCAGGTGGCGAGATCTGCCTTACCGGACCTGTTCCTCTATGGCCCGTCCATCTACAATCAGGTATGGACCAGAGACAAAGGAGAACTGGTCTGCACAGAATTAGTGCGGTTGCATCCGTATACATTTTCGGCAGCTCCTGCGACCATGGGTGGGTCCAACCTTGTTTATGGTCGTATCCTGAAAGGCATCGTTTATAACACACTGGATAGAACCACGCATTATTATCAGACTCAAACTACCGGAACCCCTGTCGAGTTACCGTTTGACTCCTTGTTTGTAATCAAGGACCCGTCCGACAACTACCCAGATGGGGAAAGCGTCATATATCCGATAGCCCCGATAATCGGGTTCCTGGACTATGCCTGGAACACTCTTGGTCAGCAGATGTTCAGAACGGGAGCTCCGCTCATGTTCATCAAGATTGAGAACCCACAGCCGGAAAAAGTCATCAACGGCGTCACCATCGAGAGTGATGTAGAATACGCCCAGAAGATTCTGGCCAACTGGGGAAAGGATACCGGATACACCCTGCGGAGTAACTTCACCCTTGAGAAGGTAGAGGTCAAAGAGGGGTCTCTGGCGATAACATCTATCAAGATGGGCGCCGAAACCATCACGAACTATCTCAATCCTACTGGGATGATAGGGAAAGACGGGACACTTATCGGTAGTGACTCGAAAGCTCAGCTGACTTTGCTGAACAACTACATCCTCGGGTTAATCAAGATGCTGGAAGGCCAGTTGAACGCTCTTCCGACGTACTACCTGAATCACAACGGGTATCCTGATACGTATTACTCGAAGGTCTCAATCCGCCACACGGTATTAGAGGATGAAAATGCCAATCTCCAGAAAGCCACTCTTGGGGCAACGAACCGGTCTCTATCTATCAACGAGTGCCGCAAACTCTTAGGGTTCGAACCGCTCAACGATGATGACCTGACGAAGATAAACTCCGATTGGGACAAAATCGCGGTCCCTCAGGCGGCAGCATCCCCGTTCTCGTTCACGGATCAGAACTCACCTACAGTCTCGGCGTATCGGGTGCGGAATCGTATCGCAAACGAGGCTATCGTAGGGATGGAAGAGGCTACTGATGACTTTGAGCATGAGGTAAGGGGATTGTTGAGAAAGTATGCGGCAGAGACTAAGAAATGACATCCCTCGAAGCCGGTCTTGACAAGATAACCGCGAAATGGATTGAACGAATGACTGATTCCCTTGTGTCTATCGCAGGGGAATCGTATTCTGCAGGTATGTTCCACGCAAGCACTCAGCTTAAGAGCGGCATATCATTTAAGGTCACTGAATCCGACGCCCTGAAATACGCCGATGCATACGAGAAGAAGCTCGTTGAAACCGGTAAGATAGATGTAACAGAATATGTAAAGGACGCTGATGGAAAAGTGATTGGGTTCGAGACAAAAGAAATAGATTGGCTTGGTGATAAAGCGGTCGGAACAAGAAACTCACTCGCAGATATCATCAAGAAAGGCATCGCGGAAGGGAAACCAACCGGTCTAAAAATCAGTTCGACTGGAAAGTATCCCAAAGGGTCTATTGCCGCTGACTTACAGGACACGTTCTCGGACTACAAAGGACAGGCTTCTTCTATCGCACGGACGGAGACCACGAAATGTTATTACAACGGCGAGACTGACCGGTACACCCGTGCCGGTGTTGAGTATGTTCAGCGGCTTGGCGATGAAACCGATGCATGCGATATCTGCATGCCGCTAATAGGGCTGATATACAAGCTCGGGACTCAGCCCCCGCTCCCTACGCACCCTAACTGTTTCTTACCGGGAACGAGATACAAACCGGCCGGTGACATTGTCGCGGGTATTTGGGGGGATTATTCCGGTAAGGTCATTGTTATCAATACGGTAGGAGGAAATAATGTCACCGTTACCCCGAATCATCTGTTCATGACTCCACATGGTTTCTGTGCCGCAGACCTCCTCAATACGGGAGACGATATAATCTGCTGCCCCGGATTCAAGGGGGGATCTGATTCCGTTGATCCAGACAATGATCGGGAAATACCCAAGGTTGAGGAGATAATCGAATCTCTGTCTGTGTCGAAGAAGATGTTTTCCACTAGAGTGCCAGCCTCCCCCGAAGCCCTCCACAATGACGGCAGTTCCATCAACGGCGAGATCCACATTATAAATGCCAATGGCTTTTTGCGGGGTGACGGTAAACCCACGATCACACAACATCTGCGCGAGAATCTCTTCGACTCTCGACTCGAACAGCCCCTTGCTCTCCTTGGTGATAGCTCGCTTGACTTTTTCATCAATGCTTTGTTCTCTACCTTTACAGGCCTCATGGGCGGCAGACGTGAGTCGAGCTCGTTCTTCAGCGGGCGTGTTCGCCATACGAACGAACATGGCTTCACTCCGGGCCCTGGGCAAAAATCCAACACTAACCATGCGCTGTGTGATGGTTTTGCGTGTGATGCCAGTCTCCTCCGAGAGCTTCTTAATAGATTCCCCGGACTTGTGGCGGTCGATCAAATCAAAGACATCAAAGTCGAGCTTTATCATGGTGGAGTATATGACTTCCAAACCACTTCTAGTTTATCTATGGCAGAAGGGTTCCTGACCTCTAACTGTCGTTGCGATTACCGCCCATATTTCCCAGAGGTAGGCGAGGTGTTTACAACCGCTTACGGCGAGAAGATGATGTTCACCGGGACGGAATACATCCACGCGATACCTGCCGCAGAGTAGTTTATCACGTGAATTTTTCTTTTTTTTATTAATAAATGTTCGTTTAGTTATATTTATATATTGATACTCCTAATAATATAGTATACAAAAACAAACGGTGAAAAGAAGAATGGCAAAGTACACAATTACCCACGAATACCAATCTAGATTTGCATCTAGGTTTACAAAACAGAAGGCAGATGAGACCGTATATCAGCAACAATGCCATCAAATTATGATTAACGACTGGGAAAATAATATCCCTGTGGACCAGAAGAAAATGGAAAAACGAAAAGCCATCCTTGAGAAATGGAGAGAAATATTATGACAACAGGATATTTTACCGTAACTGGAGATGCTAACAATTTAGTTGGGTGGACTACTGAAACATTAGCTGAGGCTCTGAGAATCCCTCTTGGAAAATTAGGTATTGAGGTCACATGCATACCAAAGCAGTTTGGGGGCGTGTGCTATGTCCCTATAGACGATGAGACATCCCCGAGCGAAGACTACGTCCAATATGTTGTTGAGAGAGTTATTTGTCTTGGAAAGTAATGGTGGTTTGAAATGACTTCTCCAATAGACTCATTTTACCCCACGCCAAAAACGCTCATCGACAAGATGCTATCTGGGATCAGTCTGACTGGGGTATATTCTATCCTCGAACCGTCTGCTGGGAAAGGCGACATTGTAGATGCACTTATCCCGAAACTGAAAGCGACATCGGGTCATAGTTACGGGTGCGGATATGGTGAAACATACCGTCCCGACATCGACACGATAGAAATCAATCCCGACCTGCGGCACGTCTTGACCGGTAAGGGATACAGGGTTGTACACGATGACTTCCTGACATTCGAGACGTACAAGCATTACGATTTGATAATCATGAATCCTCCGTTTGCTTCGGGTGAGAAGCACTTGGAGAAGGCATTGGAACTCCAGAAAGATGGTGGTGCGGTAATCTGCATCCTCAACGCTGAAACGATTCGGAACCCTAACAACCTCACTAGAGTGAGAGTCAACGGGATGTTAGACCAGTATGGAGCGAGCATCGAGTATCTCAGCGACGAGTTCAGGCAGGCCGAGCGGAAGACATGGGTAGAAATCGCATTAATCAAAGTCAGCATCCCGGACGCCGATAAAGAGAGCATCATTATCAGCTCCCTGAAAAAGGTGAACGACGTTAGGATAATCCAGCCGGGAGAACCTACTGACCTGACAGAAGCGGATTACGTCAAAGCGACTATAACCCAGTTCCGGTTTGAGGCACAGGCAGGACTACAGCTGATACGGGACTACAAGAGCATGATGCCGTATCTCGCACTGTCAAAGGGTATTATCACCCTGGATTTCTACACTGAGAACAACGGTCGTAACTACCCTCCGAATGAAAACGAATACCTCAGGCGGGTCCGGGCCAAATACTGGGATACGCTGTTCCTATCCAAACAGTTCACGAAACAGTTCACGTCCAACCTCTTGAAAATATGCCATACTGATGTAGAGAGGTTGAAAGACTATGACTTCAATGAGTTCAATATAGGGGAGATCAGAATCAATCTTATCAACAAACTGACCAAAGCGACTGAGGACACAATCATTAAACTGTTCGACGAACTGTCAAACGAACATCACTGGTTCGATGAAATGTCTAAGAACATCCATTACTTCAACGGATGGAAGACCAACAAGGCGTGGATTGTTGGGAAGAAGGTAATCATCCCGTGCCATTTATATGATGTCATTGAGGATCTGCATTACTACGGAACATATGACCCTAGATTTGAGTTGTCCGATATTGAGAAAACCCTGAACTACCTGTCGAATAAACCAAAACCGGTAGAGACCATCTACGAGGTAATAGACCGGGCACAAAAAACCCGGCAGACCCGTAATATCGAATCCCATTACTTCACGATTACGTGTTATAAGAAGGGGACCGTGCATCTGACGTTCAAGGATGAGGAGTTACTCAAAAAATTCAACATCTTCGGAGCGCAGCATAAGGGGTGGCTGCCGCCATCATACGGAAAGGTGGTCTATGATAACATGGAGCGGGATGAACGTGAGGTGGTTGACAGCTTCGAAGGGGAAGAGTCATACACCGAGACGATGAACAACGCGGGATATTATTTATCCGGGGTAGAGTTATTGGATGCTGCCAAATGAGGCGGTCTCCCAATTACTAATTTAGTAGATATTAGTAATAGATTAGTAGTTGGTTAGTGGGGTTTAGTTACATATATATAGCGATACGTCCAATAATATAGTATACTAAAACAAACAAAAAAGGTGTAAAGAAAAATGACCCAAACAGAATTAGACAAAATTAGCGAAATCTACGTTGAGAATCACGCAGAATTCTTAAGAGCCTGTGAAGATAATGACATGGAGGACATCAACCGTTACCGGTTAAACAAACGAACGATCAGGAAATGCGCAAACGCATTACTTAGCACAGAAGACTGGGATGCATTTTACGCATTCACGGTAAAGGTAGATGTGAACTGGGCAGGGGATTAAAGGAACATGACAACTCAAATCCAGTATAACGGGGATTGCTTCACAAGCATCCTCTACCCATACTCTCAGATATGGGACAACGAGAATTCCCATATCGGGACGTCATTCCGAAAAATGGATGAGTTTGAGTACTCCCTCCGGAACAAGATTGACACCCATGTGAAAAATGGCGAATCTGAAAAGTGTATTGTGGACTGGATCGCGTGGTATGTGTATCTGCGTATAGGGATGAATCTAACCGAAGCAGAAGCGTTCCGGTTGTCAGTATTTGGGAAGAAGTATCTTTATTCAAAGTATCAGGTGAGATGAATGAGATTATCGACATTGAGGATGGAATCAAGGCAGATGATAAAATTGAAGAGGTTGAATGCTATTTATGACAAAGAGGTAATACAAAATGACTAAAAGAGAGAAAGACGCAGACATAACGATTATCATCCGAAAAGATGGTGACGCCTGGTTTGCACACGGACCATATTTCACCAATCTACAAGAAAGTGATGCCGAGTGGGGTCACACCCCAGAAGAGGCAGCGGTGAGGTATATCGTTGCTACCAAACCAAGCAGATGTGAAACATGCAAGAAATTTGAACGCCAAGATAAAATGTTCGCTACGTATGTGTGCGTCGGTGGATTACTCGAAAATGAAAGAGTTATTGTTGATCCCCAGCGTATGGCGTGCGAAAAATGGGAGGAGCAATTACCTACTGAGGTAGATTATGACAAATAACCGGGACCAAATGAAGCAGAGAATCGTTGAGATGGTTGAATCTCTGCATCCTATGTCCGATTCGTCAATAGATAATAACAAGTTGTGGATTATCGATAGGGACTATCTCGCCAAAGTTAAGCCTTTTGAATTAAACAAAAAGTTATAACCATCTCTGTTTTTCAACCTATTACAAATTGTAACACCACCTGACCTGCATATAAGCGCCTTGACTTGCAGGGGGTATCGCGCATATATACTTTATGGGTAATATAATATACTGTGCCTGACGAACAAGAAGAAGCTATTTTCGGGAATACTACCTGTGTTTTCAGTAAATCAGTCGGCGCATTTTCAGACACTACTTTGCAGACCCTCGATAGGAGAGTCGGCGACAAGAAGATAATACTAGGAAAGGATTTGTTTGCCCAGACTGTGGGCGATTGGGAAGGCATCCCAATCATCTATCAGCGTCAGGGTGTTCATCCCCTTGATTTTGAAGGTATCGCACATAATCCAGCTGAGACTGCCAAGAAGATTGGCGGGGTCTTCGTTGGACACGTGAAGAGCCCTAGAATCGAAGTGGGAGGGCATCCCCGATTGAAGGCAACCCTCGATATCAACGACCTGTATTCCGAGATATCAGGGCTGTATAACAAAGGAGTTTTGGGGATATCATCCGCGTTCATGTCAAGGAACGACGGTGACAAGATAACTTCCCCCCCAAAACCGAACCATGTCCTCTTGTTTGAAGAAGTGATTGATAAGGTGCAACCAGGAGATCCCGGTGCATTAGTCCACACGGAAATCATGACAGAAGAAAAACCAACCAAGAAGGTAAAGATGCCTTTTGTGGAGTGGGTGCATTCGCTGGTGAAATCTGATATTGCAGAATCTCAGAAGTCTCCCAACGTATCACATGTAGAAAATCCCCCCACCGAGACTAAAGTACCTGTAACCAATTCCGAAACAACCATGCCAGAACTAATTACCCCGGCAACCCCGGGCCAGGCAGAAGCTACACCTGAGTTAAAAACTCTCACTGAGGCTCTTGCACAGAGGGACGCTAAAATCGCAGAACTCGAGAAGACTATTGCTGACCTGAAATCTCAGGGTTCAGAAGTGAACACTCTTCGCACTGAACTTGCTCAGTATAAAGAGAAGGAAGCAGAACACAAATTCACCGCGTTCCTTGATTCCGTCCCAGTTGGAATGAAATCCACGCCGGAACAGGTCGCTGAACTGAAACTAAAGTTCACGAGTGACCCAGCATCGCTGTTGACCAAGATCATCAACACATACAAAGAGAGCGGAGAAACCCGCAAGGTTGGAGAACCGTTCACACACACGGAATCTCAGCCTCTTACCGGTGTTGGCGACCTTACCAAAATCCCGAGGAACTGATTAAATGACAGGAGAATCATACAACACCGCGCCGAACGGCAACATCGTTGTCCGCGGCAAACCAGAGACTAAAGTCGAGAAGATTCTTACGGAAGCCGTGCTCCCGGGACATCTCCTCCAGATTGACTCAAACGACTACAAAGCGAAACTCCACGACGGCTCTTTTGCCTCTGGTGCAGGATGTATCGGATGGGCTGGATTCGAGGATGCAAGTCCGAACGTCAGACCTGACACCTACGATACCGCATATGTCAGCGGGAATGTCATTCCGGTTCTGTCAGGCGGCAGCTTCGACATCTATGCCATCGCAATCGGTGAAGCCGTTGGCGGTGCAGCTGTTACTATCACGGCAGGAGATCTGCTTACGTCCAATGGTGACGGAACCCTGAAACTGTCCTCGCTCGCAGTCACCATTACCCAGTCTGGAGAAACTCCGTTCGCAGTATCCGCGGCAACACTGCCCGCCCGTCCTGTTGCAAGAGCGCTTGAGACCGTCGTAATCGCAGTATCCACAACCGCAACCCCGAACACCGCACGTATCCACGTGACGTCACTGGTCTAAGGAGGAAAATAAACCATGCCTACAATCAACGAAACCCCGCTTACCCGTGCCGCAACCCAGATGAGCACAGAAATCATTCCTGTACTCAGAAACTCTCTTGTTGGCCGCCGGTTCATGAGCATCAACCCTTACATGAAAGGGGATGGTCTGACCAATCTAGAAGTTACTAAAATCTCTGACCTGTCGGAGGCGTTTGTCCAGTATTCACTGCCAGACGGTTCGGAACATTCCGATTCACTGGTAGCATCTGCTGAAATCGTCAAAGTCCCGGTTCTGTTCAAGAACTTCTCGGTCAAGATGCAGGATATTCTCACATGGGAAAACCGTACCGTATCCCCGGGGGCTACTAACAGCCTAGACTCTCTTACCTCTCTGACAGCGAGTCTCAAGGTAGCTGAGCAGGAAGAAGAGCTTCTGTTCAATGGCTGGAAACCCGATGGGACCACATATGCCATCAAAGGTATGAACCAGATTGCCGGAAACTCCGTTACTGGTGGGTCTATTGCAACTGCGGGAACGATGTATGGATACATCGGTGAAGCTATCGGTAAACTGATGGCAGATAAGGTAAAAGGTGAAGGCAATTCGTACAACCTCGCAATCACGTCCACCATCTACACGAAACTGATCACTCGTATCATGACCAATGGTACCCCTGAAATTGAATACATCAAGAAACTGCTCGGGAACGGCAGCATCTATGTTACCGATACCCTCGCACTACAGGGAGGAAGCAGCAAGGAAGCAGCAATTGTTACCCCGGTCGATACCAGCAGGGTTCATTTCGAACTGCTGAACCCGGTCGACTACAAGATTGTTCTCGCAAACCCTGAGTTTGAAGGTCTTTCCCCGGTCAAGGGTGTGTCATACGAACTGATATCCCCATACTTCAAGCGTCTGAATTCAAGTTCATTATGTGACGCCGTCTGTAAAATTACCTCACTGGAAGTCTAAAGAGGAGGCATTCCCGTGGTAACTGCTGCTGATGTGTTGTTATGGACGGATTTGACGATACCCGAGGTTATCGTCACTGCTTTCTCCGAGGATGCAGTTGAGCGTCTAATTCAGGACGGCGTAAACAACATCTCCGGCACAACACGAACAAAAGCCCTTTGTTACCTTGTTGCGGCGTCATATCAGGCAAGAGGGGATTCGTCAGGATTCCAATCCGAAAACATAGGGGGATATAGTTACTCTAAAAAAGTAACTAAATCCTCAGTATCCCACTGGATTGATCTGTATCATGAAATCCTACCGGAGACTGTAGCCGGGGGAGGGTCAGCATCGACAATGTCAGGGTCAGCCACACGTGTTGACACCACGGTTGTCGCTTTGAACTGGAGGGTCTTTAGATGAATAATCTTTTGTGCCACACTGCGGCAGTCAGCAAGAATGTTGACACTGTGGTCAATGGTCGAACAACGCATGTTGATACCCCGCTTGGGTCTGTGTCGTGCCGGTTCACTCAGCCGAAAACATCTCTGGTCTCATTAGTCTCGACTGCCACAATAGAAAAGGTCGATGCCGTCATTTTTACCGGTCCGGATTATCTGGGTCTGGTTGGAACCACTATCCCAATCAAACTGGTAACAACCGATGAAGGATGGAGTGGTACATACACCATGAAATATCCTCCTCGTGTATATTCGGGATATGGCAACTCGGTCCACCACGTTGAGTTTGATGTGTGGAAGATGGTTGCATGACCGAAGATATCTGCGCACGGGAAAGCCTTGCTCGTCAACAGGGTTGTATCGAAGCCATGCAAGACGACATACACGAACTAAAAGAGGGTGTTATCGCCCTCCGACACGACTCTCAGGAGACGTGGAAGGTAGTCAACCGTATTGAGGCAAAGATGGACGCTGAATCCCATAAGCGTCAGGATTGCTCCCATAATGCGGATGGTTCTGACCAATCGTCTTCGGATATAACCCTGTCAATCAAACAGGTTGTAATTCTAGTTGCGGCATTCGTATTTGTAATCCTGCTTGTGCTTGGCTATGATATCGGGGCGTTCATCTGATATGGTCAAACGTGAGAACAAGGACGGATTCAAGCGAATCAAGGCGAAGTTCGAGAGTGAACTCCCGGACCTCTGTCTTCGGTCTATGCTAATCGTGGAGTCCGAGGCTAAGAGGATAGTCTATCTCGGTCATGAGGCGGGTCACCTCAAAAGACAGTCCGGTGACCTTGGTCGGTCTATAACCACCGAATCCGAGTTGAAAGGACGTACGGTCAGAACGGTAACAGGAACGAACCTTGTCTATGCCAGAATCCACGAACTAGGAGACGTCCGGTATGAGGAAGGGGTCAACAAATACATCCCCCCAAGACCGTATCTTACCCCCGCGTTTGTCGCTAAGAAAGATGATGTTAGGGACAAACTCCGCACCCTGGTCAAGAACCTAATCAAGGAGGAATCACTATGACCTTAGATGTATCATCCATTATTGCGGCACGTATCGCAAGCGCTAACATATCAAACCTATTGGTCCTTATCCCTGATGGTGAGACCCCTGTAATGTTCCCCTGTGTTTTGATATCCGAAACAACGGAAGTTGGCAACACATGGGAAGGTGCTTGGTCTTCATCCTACGTCGTGTCTTGCATCACCAAATCCGATCTGGAGAGTAAAGCGTTGGCGATACAAGTCCGCGCCCTTCTAGACGGGTGGGGCGGAAATGGGATAGAAGACATCCATCACGAATCGACCATCCCGACAAGGAACGATGCCACAAACCCCGTATCGTTCTCGCGAACAATGACACTGATAGTAACCTATCAGGATTTGAAATCACCATGACAAATCAGTATGAAAACATCAAGGACCTGAAATTCGGGTCAGCCGACGTGCGTGTGGCCCTCTACACTGACACGGAAGCCACAATGAGCACTGCAACCTCTATCGGAATGCTGGACGGAATCACGTTCAACGTTTCGGGAGATGAAACACTTATCGAGACGGACAACACCGAAGATATCGATATGGGACCAACCAACGTGAAGGTAGTTATCGCCGCTTCTGCGTGGAAGAACATCGACATTGACGTCCTGAACATGATTACCGGTCGTATTGGAACCGTCACCTCAACTCCGGCGTCAACCCCTGTTAGTATTGTTGATGAACCCCACACACTGACGGGTGAAATCTCCCAGCGTCTCGCACACAAGAACGGGGTTACCCCGACACTAGTCACTGCAATAACCGTAACCCAGGGCGGCACTGCTGCGGTCTTAGATACCGATTACATTATCGGACTGGACAAAGAAGGATACACGACTATTGCCGCAATCTCGGGGTCTGATGTAATCACCTCCGGTGAAACAGTATTAGTTGACTACACCTATACCCCTCTTGCCTCTAAGAAGATTACATTCGGCACATCCACTGTACCGGTGTATCTCCACGTGTGGATAGTGAATACCAACTCGGCGGGTAAAAGTTTCGCACTTGAAATCTACAAAGTCAGGTCTATGAACTCGGTTGAGTTCACCTTCGGGTCTGACAAGAAGCGCGATCTCTTACAGATGCCGGTAACCATCACTGGTATTGAAGATAGATCAAGACCAGCTGATGATTCCCTGTATTCGGTAATCGATGAAGTCACGGTGGCATAACCATGCCCACCTATGATTTTTCAACCGGAGAGGATGAACCAGCAATCTTTAAATTTGGGAAGGGTTCTGATACGGTAGAAGTAGACTTGACTTTTGTCTCTCCTCAGGTTGCATTCGACTTTGTCATGTTTGTGAAAAACACCCGTGATAGAGTCAATAAAGGGGAAATCAAACAGGTAGAGGTCATGGCAGAAGCCATTGCTTTAGTTTCGAATGGCGTCACATCCCCCCATAGTATTGACAAGGAGTGGCTCCTCAAGAACGTAAAACTAGGTCCTCTTGCGAAAGCATTTTCCGTGATATACGAGTGTGCTTCCGGGGATTCGGCGTCTGAAAAAAACTGAGATTACCCTCGGCTGATTATCTGAACATAATCATCCCCGTCTGTCAGGTGTTCGGATGGACCCCCGATGAAATCAACCGGAGACTTACCTTGACTGAACTTATGATTTATCACCGTTCTGCTGTAGAATCGCAACGACGAGACCGTGAAGAAATCGCTATGCTTACGGCCATAACCATGAATGGAAAGTTAGGCGAGTATCTATCTAAGAGTAAGAGGGAAGGAAGACAGACTCCCGACCGCGTGGACGAGTCCCCTGATATTGAGGGGTTCCGGTCATTGTGCGGGGCACATTTTAAGAAATCATCATCAAAGGAGACCTAATGCCAGACACAGTAGTTGACCGGATGGTTGTCGAACTTGAAACCAATCTCGATGAAGCATTACGAGGATTTGACAAAGCGGAACAGGCGTCTGATGATCTTGAACGGCAACTTGAGGATGTTGAAAAACAGTCGAAAAAGACCGCTACATCTATAGATAAGGCGGGGTCAGAATCAAAAGGCACTGCAAAAGATGTAGATAAACTGACGAAATCAGCGAAGGATGAGGGGACGGCTGCCAAGAACGCAGGGGACAAAACCGAACAAGCCGGTAATGAAATCGAGAAAACAGGTAATAAATCCAAGAATGCCGCAAATAAAAACGAGTCCCTCATAACGTCGTTTAAGAACATGTCTATCGGGGGGGTCGCGGTTATTGCCGCTATTACCGCAATTGTTACGGCGGTTATAAAAATCGGGGAAGCTGCGGTAGAGTCTGCGACAAAGTTCGAAAAGTCCATGGCGCAGATACAGATTGCTACCGGAGCGACCGGCGCAAATCTCGAGGGACTTGAGGATGTCATCAGTAATATCTACGGGTCATTCCCCGCGGATATTGAGACCATTACCACGGTTGTCGGGGATCTGAACACCGCATATGGATTGCAGGGAGACGAGTTAGAATCACTGTCAAGGACATACTTATCCCTCGCAAAGGTAACTGGGGGTGATGTATCCAGTCAGATTGAAACCACGAGGGAAATATTCAACAAGTTTGGAGTGGCTGTCGAAGACCAAGCTGAATATCTCGCCTACTTCAACGACGTATCTCAGGATACAGGTGTTGGATTAGAAGACCTCCTATCTCTGCTTGCAGAAGGGGACCGGGGATTTCAGCTATTGGGATTGGACGCGAAACAATCTGCCGACGTTATCGGCAATGCGGTTAAAAAGGATAGTCTGTCCTCGGCTCAAGAACTGGTTACCGCGTTGGAAACCGGTCTGGCAAAAATAGCTGGAACATCTGAGGCGGTGGTAAAGTCTACTGAAACTGCATTAGCCTCCGCAAACGAAGAGTATGCGAAGATAGTTTCGTCTGATACTACGGATGCTATCGATGCGGCACTACTATCTAAGGAAAAAGCAATAGAGGCATACAATACTGCCATCGCATCTGGTGATGTTAGTGCATTATCCTCGACCTCTGCGGCACTATACACTGCCAATGAGGTATATGAAGCGGCTATCCAAGATAGAACGGATGCTATCACAGAGGCTAAGAACAACCAGATAAAAGCCCAGAAAGAATACGATGCCGCATTAGTCGGGATATCGGGGAGCGCGATAGAATCCGAACTGCTGAGGACTATCGAGCTGATGAAACAGGCTGAGACCGAAGGGGATGCTCTTGTCATAGGTATGGATGTGTTTGGCAGGACACTCAGCGGGAAAGTGGCCGGGGCATTGTTTGGGGGAGTTCTGGATGTTGACCTAACGGAGTCTACAGACGAGAGTATCAAATCGATTGAGCAACTTGTCGAAGAGACAATCACTCTGGACGATAAGATGCTCATGCTCAAAGCGGATGTTGATAAAGCTCTTAGACCTTTGGGGGATATACTGCTTGATGAATTTGACAAAGCCCAGCCGTCCATAGAAAAGGCCTTATACTGGGTTAACTTGTTCTTTGAGAACTTCGACAAGGTTAAGGAGATTGGCGTAACATTCATCCCAATGTTCCACATTATGGATACTCTATCCGGATGGTTCTCTGAAAACGGGTCTGAGGTCATTGAGTATCTGGTCATCATCCTATCGAAGATGAATGATATTGGGGGCGACAGTGGAGGGGTAATGAACATACTGCAAACCATCTGGGGTTTCGTCGACACCTACATCTTAACGATGCTGGATTCTCTTATGATATTCCTTGCGCTTCTTGCAGGGGATACGGATACCGCACTACTAAAAACATACGAAGTCGCGATAAGATGGGGCAATACATTCGGGAAACTGGTCGAAGGCGGTATCAATGGGATATTAGGGCAGATAAGCAACGCGGGGAATTCGGTTCTTGATTTTACCGATAGTATCGCGAATGGGGTTATAGACCTGTTTGAAGGGGCGGTCAATTCGGTGATTAATGCGATAAACTCCATGATATCCGCATATAATTCCGTGGCGAGCGCACTTAGTATGCCTACCCTATCTTTGATATCTACGGTTAAATTCGAGGATGTGAAACACGAAGAAATAGATCTAGAATATTCGGGCATTAGTGATGCATTGTCACAGATGGAACAGAAATATGCCGATTTACAGTCAGAGGTTGATTACCGCAAGGAGTTAAGCGCCGCACTGAAAGAGGCGGAAAAATCAGGTGATACTAGTAAGGCAGAAGAAATCAAAACTATAATTGAACAGCTCAATGTCTCGGGATTACTGAGCGGAACGAGTACCGATACAGAAGACTCAGACATTTACACCCAGGCGAATACTTCGCAGGGGGTAGTTATTCAGGGAGACCTGGTTGTTAACTCCCCTGCCGCGGATGCTACTACAATGATGAACACGACAAAACGCACACTCCGTAATCTCGGAACACAGGTGGTCTAATGTATCTTGAATGGACCGGTTACAACGGTGATACTCTAGTGATTGCCGACCCGTCGTTCTCTATGCCAACACCTCCGTTCAGGTACATAACTTTGGATGGATTCGGGGGCCCGGATTATGACATCCAAACATTACGTGGAGCATATCAGGATGGGGCTGCTGTTCAGAATGTCCGACTGATGCCACGGAATTTGATGATCCGGTTCCTCATTATCTCCGCCAATCGTGAAGGTGTTGAGCTTAAACGTAAGAAAGTGGCTACAGCGTTCAATACACGGTATGGGTATGGTACACTCATCTGGACTCAGGAGAGCGGGGAGAGATATGGTCTGAGATGCTGGACTCAATCCGGGTCACCGCAGTTTTTATCGGGTCGGAAATCCCAAGGTAAAGTATGGCAAGAGGTTACTGTGGACCTCGTAGCCCCCGACCCGTGCTGGTATGATGCTGATGCTGAGACACTATTGATTTCATCTAATACGGGTGGATTGTCATTTCCGGCTTCATTCCCAGCCTCATTCGGTGTTGCTGGGTCTACACTTGAAATCATGAATACGGGGGATATCGCATCACCAATCCATGTAGAAATCCCCGGTCCCTGCACAAACCCGAATCTGGAGAACTTATCAACAAATGAGATAATCAGTCTTACTCTTGCGGTGGCTGATGGTGAGACAGTTGTCATCGACACCACTTATAGTGCTTTGTATTGCCGTATCCGGTCACCATCTGGAACTGAGAGCAATGCCATGCAGTATCTTACAGACGATTCTACGTTCTGGCAGATTATTCCCGGCATAAACATCGTGACCTACACTGCGGCAAGCGGGTCCGGAACAGTCACGATAAAATGTCCATCCCGCTATACAGGTATTTGACCATGACCGTTAATCTAAACTCAGAAGGGTATGAAGCTCTTAGAGAGCGAACTCCCGTCATCGAATGGTATGCAGAACTCCAAACAACCGCAGGTGTAGCCGTACATGGGAGATATTCTCTTGTTTCTACCAGAACCTCATCTGTGGATGTAACCCCAATGACATTTTCCATAACAGTTTCCGGGTCGGATGTGACCCTCCCTTGTTTGATTGAAAAGGTACGACTCTATGAAGCCTCCACCGGGGGAGACCCGTTATGCGACGCTGAAACAATATCCCCATTGTTGCTTGCACTTGCGGGAGACCAAGGGACGGTAGTTCTGACGATAACTCTACCGGCGGTGGTGTAGATGGTCCTTCCTGACCTTTATCCCTCGCAGGTGGGTTCCCCATATACCACACTTGCTGCATCATATACAACCCTTGGTACAACTATGTCATTAGTGGACGCGACAAAACTACCGAATGCCCCCAACATTGTTTGTTTATCGGGGGCTGTCTCAGGTGAGTTCCGATACACGGGGAAAAGCGGCAATGATTTGACAGGAGTATCTAAGTTAGAGGGGACTCCCTCTGCTACTTGGGCGGCAGGGACGTATGCATTCCGCGGGATTGCTGCCTATGATATGACATCCCTCCAAACAAGGGCATCTGCGTTGCAGGAACAGGTTGATTTCATGAATCAACTGAACTCTCCCATTATCGGCGTAATGTGGGATACCAATTCAACAAGCAATATTCTAACTCGCATTGATGCCGCGGGTAATACACTCCCAGCAATGACATCTTCTGACTTTGACAAGCACATCCTTTGGGGAGGTCGCTGGAGGTGCACGCGGAATCGGACAACCGGGATATACACGTTCGGCACAAACCCTAGAGGTGACGGACTGACACTGGACGGGACAGCTGGCGACGTGACAGTTAGCGAGCCAATCGTGTACGCCAAAGCGGATTACGGTGTTGCAGGTGCGGGTATTGGTCGGTATTGGGTATCCCCAAGACCTGTCGCAGGGTTTACCGTGCATCCGTTATGGATGCAGAGGAACAATGGAATTGCATCTCCAGTTGTCTATTCCGGGGCGTATGAATCGTATGGGTACCTAGACGGAAGCACGTTTAAGCTTGGGTCAGCATCCGGGAAAGTTCCCGTAACCGGCGGTGTTGCATATCCCAACCTCCCGAACACTGGTAGATTTACCATGGACGATGCCGAACTCTACGCGAACAACATCACCGGCACTATCAAAAGCGGATGCGAAAACATCTGGAATACTCCTGCATCCCAACTACTGATGTACATCGAATACGCTACGACTGACCTCCAGACCGCACTCGGGAAAGGAGTTGTCGATTTACCATCTGGAACGGGTTTCGCTGGAAAGAACACGGGAGCTGATGATATCGATTCGCGTCTGGCAGAAAACGGCACTGGTACCGGGTCAGGCACAAATGGACAGACGCCTATCTGCTGGCGTGGGAAAGAGAACCCGTATGGGAATTGTCTCAAGTACAACATCGGCGCGAACTTTTACCTCGATGGGTCAGTACGGCTATTGAAACGTGATGGGACTGGCACACCGTCGGCAACACTTGCGGCAGGGTCGTATGAAACTGTCACCGGACCTGCTGGTTTGACAAATGGGTATATATCTGCGACATTGCAGGACGAAGTCAGCAACCTTGCATTTATCCCAAAATCTGTCGCAGGCGGTGGAAGTGCATACTATCTCTGCGATTATTGGTATGCGCCTACGGCAAACGGGAACATCCTGCTTGCGGGGGGCTATTGGAACGGTGCGCTTTATGCGGGTCCCGGTTGTCGGAATGCGAGGGGTGCGCCTTCGTATTCCAGTCGGCATATTGCCGCCCGCCTCGAGTTCTATCCCCTCGGTGGTGAAGTATAACGCCACCAAATAAATTTTCAGAGTTCGCTACTGAACCAAAACAACTTGATGGCGAAAAAATGAGTATCAACGCGGTAATTAATAAAGAAATACTAATTACTGGATTTAAAGTAGGACGAAGCAAGTATAAAGAGGATACGGATTATATTACCGTCCAGTTTGTGCTTGATAATACTCGCCATGTATTTTTTACTGGGTCTCAAATTATCGCCGAACAACTCAGGAAATATGAGGATAAGATACCGTTTGAAGCGACACTGCAAAAAATTAACCGGTATTATACGTTAACTTGAAGGAGGATAATGACTAATATATTATTGGTTCGTGCGCGATGCAGTTGGCTTGTTTTGTTTCTCCTGCTTGCAGGGGGCAATTGGAACAATGCGCTTAATGCAGGTCCCGTCACAAGTTTTAACGATAGATATAATATCAATCAAAATAAATATATAGGTATGTCAAGACCTTTGAAATATGGCATTACCAAAGAACTTCTTGAAGAGTTACACTTCAAGCGAGAGTTAACCCCTTATCAAATTGCAGACTATTTCGGGTGTACTCAAAGTCTCATTCTGCACTATTTTAAGAAATATAATCTTGAGAAGTTACCAAAATACCAAAGGATAGTTGGAGAGAGATATGGGAGGCTTGTTGTAACTCGGTTTATTGGTATTGGAACTGAGGGGGCATTGTGGGAATGTGTATGTGACTGTGGTAATATTATCACCTCATCGGCAGCGTCGTTGAACTTCGGGAAGGTGAAGTCTTGTGGTTGTCTATCAGTTGAGGTACATTCCACTCATAATATGTCAGGAACTCGACCTTATTCTATCTGGCAAGGAATGAAAACCAGATGTAATAATCCGAATGCTATCAATTATAGTGGTTATGGGGGAAGGGGTATCACGATAGACCCAAAGTGGGAGGTGTTCGAGCACTTTTGGGAAGATATGAAAGATGGTTATGATGATTCCCTTTCAATTGAGCGTATTAATAATGAAAGGGGATACTGTCGTGAGAATTGTGTGTGGGCGGATAAACGAACGCAAAACTTCAATAAAAGGAGTAATGTTGATATTGTTTACAATAAAGAACGCAGAACTATCACAGAATGGGCTGAGATATTACAGATTGATCGAAGAACCTTGTATTATCTTAAAAAGAAGGGATTGCCCGATGAACAAATTATTACTAAGGTAATGAACAAGGAGGTATGATGTATCCAAAAACACTGTAACGCTTATAACCTTGCACGGGTATATCTCTATGATAACCCCTTGCTCAGAATCGCTGTGGAACACGCATCAGAAAAGAAGGAAGTATCATGTCCAAAGAACCTATTCGTTCCTTAGAGGAACCAGAACCAATCAGAATCGACATTATGAAAGAGGGCGCAGTCCGTCTGCAGTGTAGATGGGATATCCAAACCGAACAGATTGAAGGTGACGATCCCCATACGGAATACGTGTACCGGGAAAAGGTCCTCTGGTGGGCTATGACGAACCCAACTCATGTTCAGATTGTAGATGGTCGTCAGGTCATTACAGATGTTGGTCGTGCATATATTGCGGAACATGCGGGAGAAATCCTTAACTACGCAATGACCGCAGGAGCATAATGTACCGGTATTCGGTTACCGGATACGACAACCTAGGCACTCTCCAGTCCAAGCCTGCGACGGTCGATTGTGACGAAGCAACTGTGTCACAGGCTCGGACGATCACCCCTGCAAACCGCCCTGCCGGAGTAGATATCCCAAGCGAATTTACACTGGGTTCGGTGTCGTACATGGCTGCGTCTCCCGATTATCTCATGCCGTCGTTCCGGCGGTTTGGGATGTCCCGTTTCTCAATCCTCGGCACACTGCAAACTCGTGACAATGCGGTCACGGTTGCATACCCAGGAACCTTTGGGGCGGCACGCAATGCGAGCACTTTTGCGAATCGTCCGGCCGTGGTAAACTCTGCCGGAGGATACGCAGAAGGAATGTCGTATGCGGTCCCTGATGTTACAGGTCTCATCTCAGTTGCCTTTGAGGAGGTTTACGACATATGACAGATATCCATTTTAAGAGAGGGTCAACACTTCCGGTATATACAGTGAAATTGTATCGTCCTGACTCACCAACACAACCCCTGCCACTGGCAGGGGCGGAAGTCAGGTTGCTTGCACGGTCAAAGTATTCCAGTAAAATCGTCCTCGATCAAATCCTTGATGTTCTCGACGTAGCAACCGGGGAATGTCAACTCACCCGGACCACTGATGAGTTCCCCATTGGAGCTGAGTGCAGGGCAGAGATCATCGTCACCTTTGGTAACGGGAGTGTGCTGATAATGCCTGAGACTGGGTATTACACCATGTATATTGAGGAATCCCTGATATAACATGCCGGTTGACATCAGCATACAGCAGGCCGGGACCTGGCCTACGTATCGTCTGACACTGACCCGTGGAAGTGATCCACTCCCGCTTACTGGAGCGACCGCTGTCTTAACAGCGACTCACTCCAAATATTCCGGGTGGATCATTAAGAAAAATCTCACCGTCGAAGACCCGGGCGAAGGAAAGCTGCTATGCGAGTTTGAAGCAGAGGATACTATCCATTCCGGTTTGTATAACGTCAAACTGACAATCATATGGGTTGGTGGAACTGCTATCACCTTGCCTTTGTCCGGTTCGTATCAGATGGAGATCGGACCGGCACTTGAAGTCCAGGACGCCCCGCCTGAACCGCTACGTATCTACATCAACACAGCCGGCGTGCTGACACGTGTCGCTGAGGTCGATGCATACGACGCAGTAGACTGGGGTCGCAAATGGCGGTCTCCTGGCGAGTGGCAGGTCGTTGTTTCCCGGTATGCAACCGGAGCTGACGAAATAAAGATGGGAAGGTTCATCTCGCTTACCCGAAATGGAAAGTCTGTGCTCGGATTAATCCTTGAGATTAACGGTCAGATGACTGATGAGGGTATCATATCCGAGAAGTGGACGGTCACGGGGAAAACAGCAGGCGTCATCTTCGACAAACGTATCTGTCTTGCAGGGACAACATCCGGGACGGGATATGATGAGCAGTCTGCGGTCGTCGGTGAGACTGCCATGCGGCACTATGTTGACGGCAACGCGGTGAATCCAACTGATGCAGACCGGGCCATAACTAATCTCGTCCTTGAAGCGATAGACCAGGAACGCGGCACAGCATCAACCACTCTGGCACGGTTCGAGCCTCTCCCAGATATCTTGGAATCAATTGCGTTACAGTCAGGACTCGGGTGGGATGTTACCTATGACTTTACCGAAAAGGAGTTTGTGTTCAACGTCCTGGAAGGCACGGATCGGTCAGCGAGCGTGCTGTTATCACCGCGTATCGGTAACTGCCTTATCTCAGGATATCGTGACAGCGAGTCTGATGCTCCTTCTGTAGTAATTGTCGGAGGTCCGGGTGAAGATGCGTCCAGGACTCTTGTCGAGGTCGGCACATCGACCGGGTGGGACCGGCGGGAAGTGTTCGAGGAAGCAAGCGGTGCGAGCACGACTGACGAACTGACCGCGAAGGGACAGGAAATCCTTAATGCGATTGGAGACACAACAACCCTTGAGCTTGAGTATGTCCCTACGGCAACTTACCGGTATGGTGTAGACTTCGACTTAGGCGATATCGTATCGGCAGAGTATCCGGGTATATGCACTATCGCGGCACGTATCATCGGGGTAAATGAACAGTATCCCAGCGGGATCATTATCCTGACGCTGGGCAAAGAATGGCCGGACCTGGTATCGGTGATCCGGAACATGCGGAAGCAATCCGCAGAGACACGTAAATGACATTGAACTATGGAATTTTTGATTCGGCTGACCCGGCGTCCCCA